GGCTACAAACCAAATAGTTTTATTTTAGAAAATTTGAATAAATATAATATGTATGTGTATCCAAGTATATTTGAAGAAACATCTTGTATATCTGCTATTGAATCTTTATCTGCTGGACTATATTCAATTGTAACTAACTATGGTGCTTTGTATGAAACCTGCGCAGAGTTTCCTATGTATGTTACTTATACAAAAGACTTAAAAATACTATCTCAAACATTTGCTGCTGCTATTGAAATGGCTGCTAAAACACTTCATGAAACAGCTATTCAAGATAGCTTAGACATGCAACAAGCTTTTTATAAAAAATATTACAATTGGGATAAAAAAGCTATGGAGTGGAATAATTTTTTATACAACGTAATAAATGCAAAAAAGTAAAAATTGGTCTAATAACGATACCTATCAAACAATAAAGGAGATAAACGTGTCCCCACAAGATCCTTCAGAACCTATTTGGTTTGAAAAAGAAAAAACAACCTCTAAAATATTAATGGAGGGATTTAAAGAAGAACAACAAATAAAAATATGTGTAGGCACTCCTGTGCATTCAGAAGTATCCATTCATTATACTCAATGTCTTTTGGAAATACAAAAAGATTTTTTAAAGAATGGTGATAGCGTGTCTTTTCTAATGCATAAATCATCACTTATTACACAAGGTAGAAATCTTACGGTTGCATCATTTTTAGAAACTAAAGCAGATTATTTATTATTTTTAGATTCTGATATTGCAATTAGCCCGCATGTGGTTAGAAAAATGATTGATGCAGATAAAGATGTAATATGCGTACCTTACCCATTGAAAAGCATACAGTTTGGAAAGTTAAAAGAAAAATTTGAAAGAGGATTAATAAAAACAGAAGCAGATATGGAAACTGGTGCGTGCACTTATCCAGTAAGGTTAGAAGATGCTAGTAAAATTGTAGTAAATAAAGGCATAACAGAAATAACCCATGCTCCTGCGGGTTGTTTGTTAATTAAACGTTCAGTGTTTGAAAAATTAATAAAAACATATCCTGATAGAAAAATAAAACAAAGTTCTATTATAAATGGCAAGAGTGAAGAAAAAGATAATTACTACAATTTTTTTGATACTGTTCATGATAAGGAAACGCAAACTTACTTAGGAGAAGATTTTGGTTTTTGTAAGTTATGGAAAGAAGTTGGAGGCAAGATTTTTGCTATAGTAGATGAATATATTATGCATGTGGGAGAACATCAATACATTGGTCGGTACATGGATGAATTTATAAAACATGACTAAATTATATTTAGCTTCTCCAACAACAGGTCTAGTAGATATCCACTATATGAGATCTGTTTTTTCACTACAGTCAGAATGTCATAAAAGAAAAGTTGGTATTACATTACATTTACACAAAAGTTCTATTGTTACTTTTGGTAGAAATGGTTGCACTGCTGGGTTTTTAAGTTCGGACTGTACTCACATGTTATTTGTAGATACTGATATTCAATTTAATGAACAAGATATATTTAAAATGGTTGAGGCTGATGAGGAAGTTACTTTAATACCATATCCTATGAAATGGATTGATTGGAAAAAATCAAAAGAATTATTCGAAAAACATAAAATACCTGTGAATAAAGGTGGTTTTCACTTTCCAATGAAAGTAATGGATGAAGATAACTTCGAGAGTATTAATGGTTGGATGGAAATAAAACGAGGCCCTGCAGGTTGTATGTTGATAAAAAGAGAAGCATTTGAAAGAATGATTAATTACTATCCTGAACTTAAAGTAAGACAAAATCATTTAATAAATGAAACAGAAAAAAACATGAAACACTCTTACAACTTTTGGGATACTGAGTTTGTTAAAGAAACAGGACAAATAATAGGTGAAGATTTTGCGTTCTGTGACCGTTTTAGAAAGGCTGGAGGACGTATATTTGCGCTTATAAACTCCGAAATAACACACCACGGTAACTATCCTTTTAAAGCCAAGTTCATTGACGAATGCGCTAAAATTGAGTAAATTTACATAAATACGTATTTACAGGAGCTTAATAAAATATGAATCCAGTTTTAATGGCAGCACTTATATCTGGTGGTATAAATGCATTACAAGGTAAAAGAGGTTCTGACCTTTTAAAATCAACAATTAGAGACACGGCTATATCTTATGCCTTGGGGCCTACTTCACCTTTGGCAAAAGGAGGATCAGAAGGTATAGCAAGTATGGCAACTGATCAAATTGTGCCAGGCACTGTTAATAAAGCTGCTGAAAAACAAATGCTTAAAGAATTAGCAAAAGATCAAACAACTAAGTCAACAGGGTTTTTAGGAAAATTAGAAAGAGGATTAGGTGCAATTGAAAAACCATTTTTAAAACCAGATGGAAGTGGAGACATTTCAAAATTTAGAGTTGGTTTAGGATCAGCTGGTTTAGGAGCTGCTGCTTATGGAGCAGGGTTATTTGATCCAACTCCACCACCAGATCCAAAGTATCCTGGTTTCAATAGATTTTATGCATCAGATCCTGAAATGTTTCAACCGCTCTCTGGAAAATACGGACCCGATTACGAAAAATATCCTGAAGGGTCTCCATACTCAGGTATGCAAGAAGGTGGTATTGCTGATGCAAATATGATGTCACCAGATGATGAGATGTTACAATTTGATATGGAACAACAGAAGACGGCCGACGGACCAGGGATTGTTGCAAATTTAATGGAAAGATTTCAAGAATCTGTTAAAGATCCGAGAACGATGCAAGCTTCAATGAAAGCAAGACCTCTAAGTGGCGAAGTTACAGAATCTGAAAAAGTAGAAATTAAATTGCCTGCAAGAATTAAAAAAGATTTTATAATGAAATTTGCAGAAGACCCAGATAAAACAGCCATTGAATATGCGACTACTATGAGAGATAAAGATAGAATTACAATTGCAGATGTTCAAAAAGCAAAAGAACAATTAATAAAATTGACTAATGAAACTGAAATGGACGTAGGTGATATTGGAGGTATTATGGGTCTGATGTCATCACCCCGAGGTGAAGAAGTAAGAGTTCCAGAAGCTCCTCCAACACCAGATGCAATAAAAGATTTGATGGATACATTTAGATCAAGAGCAGCAAACGAACCAAGAATGCAACAATTTAATAAAGGTGATATAGTAGATGTATTACCCTCGAAATTGAAAAGAGATGAAAACGATACTTCTAATTATAAAAGAACTTCTGGTAAAATGGTAACTGATGAAACAGGTAAAGGATCAGGAAACAAAGACACTATGTTAGCACAACTGGCAGATGGAGAATTTGTTACTAAAGCTAAATCAGTATTAGGTGCTGGTAAAGCAATGGGAGGTAAAAATAAAAAAGAACAAAGAGAATTAGGTGCTAAATTTTTTTACAAACAAATGAGTGAATTAGAAAAAATAGCAGGGAGTGTTTAGTGGACTTAATATTATTTAAACCAAAAGAGATTGATAAAATATGGCCTTTAGTCAAGGATAAGGTACAATCTGCTTTAGATAGAAATCATAACTTTAGAGACCATACGGATGTAAAAGAAAATTGTAAAAAAGGTGTCGAACAGCTATGGGTTATTGCAGATAAAAAAGACAATGTACATGGTGTCTGTATTTCACAGATTATGGAACAACCTAATTATAATATTGGTTTAGTGAGAATTGCAACTGGACATGACTTACCTCTATGGGTGGACAAAATTAATGAATTTGAAAACTGGGCTTCAAATAATTTTGATTGTAAAAAAATAGAAATTTATGGCAGACCAGGTTGGAAAAAAATGCTAACTCCATTAGGATACGAATATTCACATGTTCAAATGGATAAATTTTTAGGAGGAAAATAAGATGTCATCAGGTGGAGGAGGTGGCGGCGGAGCACCCGCTAACACTACAAACGTACAAACAATTAGAGAAGCACCAGAGATTGAAGCAAGAAGATTAGGACTTATGGATGCTGCAGCAAAATTAGCTGAAAAACCATTAGGATTACCTAGTTTTCAAGTTGCAGGTTTAACTGGAGCAGAGACTCAAGGTATTACACAAGCTAGAACCACAGGAGCAGGTTTGTCTTCCATACAAGCAGCGGAACAAGCTGCAGCGTTAGATCCGTCTTCTCAACAGTTTCAACAATATTTAAATCCGTACCAATCTTTTATAACTGATGAAATAAATAGACAGGCTCAACTTGGTCAACAAAGAATTGCAAACCAAGCTATTTCTGCTGGAGCATTTGGAGGAGGTAGAGAAGGAGTGCAAAGAGCTGAAGCTGAAAGAGCAAGGCTTTCAGAAATAGGTATGGCGCAAGGTAGAGCTTTTCAAGGTGCATTAGGTGCATTTCAAGCAGGGCAACAACTACAAGCACAAACTGGGTTAGCCGCAGCTGATGCTAGAATGAGACAACAACAAGGAGACATACAAAATTTAT